TCAATTGGAAGGATCGGACCATGGCCATCAAACGCACCACCTCCACCACAATCTCCCGCACCCCGCCGCCGTTGCCCGCTGACGAACCGCCCCAGCGGTTAGGCGGTCGATTGCCCAGCGGCGAAGACAATCGCTGGCCCGACGTCGGGGTCGAGGAGGTCGAGCCCGGGGCGCCCGCGCAAGGCGAAGTGATCCCGGTCGGCGTCGAGCAGCTCCAGCGCTCGCAAGAGATGCAGGCGATGGGAGTCCATAACTGGGTCGCCGCGCATGACGAGCGCAACCCCGATTATCAACAGCAGGCGGTCGAAGGCGTCTCGCCGACGATGATCGATTATGGTCGATGACGCTTGGCAGACGCGGATCCCGCAAGGTTGGATCCGCTATCCTGACGGGACTATAGGGCCGCCGAACCAAGTCGGCAGCGACTGGAACGCGCCCTACCGCCCAGCCCCCGGCGTCACCATCCCGCAATCGCCTGGGGCCCCGACGCCTGGCGGCGGCCTGACCCCGACCGGCGCCGGCCCCAGCGGCGCGATGCTGCCAGGCAGCGGCGTTCTGCCCCGCTCGGCCAGCGCGGGCGCGCCGACAATGGGCTACCCGGCGATGGGCGGCTCCAGCCTCAACACCACCGGACCGCAGATCTTCCCGCCCAATTCGAGGCCGATCGCGCCCAACAAACAAGTCGGACCGTTCACTGGCGGCACGTCGACCGAGAACAACTGGGATCCGCGCAATTGGTTTAAGGCCGATCCCAACGCCACCTTTAAAGCGGGCGGACCCATGGGTGACGCAGCCGCTGGCGGCGCTGTGCCGGGTGGATTTGGCGGCGGCAACCCTTATTGGCGCGGCGCGATCGCCGCTGGCGGCGTGCTGACGCCGACGCCCGCTGAAACGGGCGAGCTGCCGCTTTCGATGTCAGGTGCGCGCCCTCAGCACCCGCCTTCGACCGGCGCTATGCCGACGCCGCCGCAGATGGGCATGCCGTTCCCGCAAAACGAACAAGTGTCGCCGCAGATGGGCATGCCATGGGCGGGCAACAACAGCGGTCAGCCGTTGCCCTTGGGTGGGCAACATATTCGGACCCCCGCAGCCGTGGCGCCGCCCGGCAACCCGAGCCCAGCGCCCGGCCCGATCAATGGGCGGATCAATCCGGCCTCGGTCAACTTGGGCAATAATCCCTGGATCACGGCGAGTCGACCCAACATGAGCCCGCAGAATAGCGCGCAAGGCCGCCAGGGCGCGCCACAAATGGGCATGCTCGATCTCTCGCGGCTGTTTGGCGGCGGTCAGCCCGCGGCCGCAGCGCCAGCGCCAGCGATCGGCTCGCCCGCGCCCGCCGTGCCTCCGGTTCGCCCGCGGGGCGCCTTGGCTTCGCCGACGCAAGCGTCAGGACCGATGGATCCGAGCATCATCGCTCATCAAAACGCCGCCGGGGCCGGACCGATGGACCCGAGCATCCTCGCTTGGTCGAGACGACTGCAGCCGGGCTACAACGGGCCTGACGCGCTCACGCCGATAGGACTAACCCAATGATGGATCCCGTCACCTTCGCCGGTAAGCTCAATCTCATCGTTGGCTCTTATCCGTTCTATGGCTCCATCGGGGCTGAGCTGCAGGCGATTGTCACTGCGCTCAATCCGGACCCGACGACCTGCGACATGACGATCCAGAACGCGCCGAGAGGTCTTCGCCCAGGCGTCAATGGGCAAACGCCGTTCGTAAACGAGGTGCTCTTGCTGATCAACCGCGGCAAGGCGGGCAATCTCGCCAATACGGTGATGGCCGATTTGATCGACAATGAACTGAGCGCGATCTTGCCGCCGGTCAACACCACGGCGCCGTTCGCCACCGGCACGACGACGCTTAGCGTCACCACCGGGATCTGGCAAAACAGCCCAACCTCCTACACCTACCAATGGCTGCGCGGCGGGGCGAACATCGCCGGGGCGACCGCAGCGACCTATGTGACGGTTGGCGCCGATGCGGGAACGAATGTTTCTTGCCGGGTGACCGCGCATAATGGCGCAGGTTCGGCCCCGGCGACCTCCAACGCAATCGCGGTGGCGTGATGCCCCAGATCCTCGACGAAGCGGTCAAGCAGCTGAAGAAGAAGGGTTGGGGCACGTCGAGCGCCTACGCGATTGGCACCTCCGCGCTTCAAAAGAGCGGCTCGCTCAAGCCTGGATCGAACAAGCCGACCGCCAAAGGCGTCAAACGCGGCAAGATGTCCCAGGCCGAGCGCCGGAGGACAATGTGAAAGCGGAATGGCTCGACAGCACCGACATCCATACTTGCCTGTGCTGCGGGCAGACCATTCTTGCGCGGCCTGCGCCGATGACGCCGGAGCGCGCCGAGAAGGCGCTTGAGAAGTTCATCAAGCTTGGGCTGACGCGCGAAGACCTGCTCGGCAAGCACCGGGCGCAGATCGACTATCAGGCGCCGGGGTTCGCGGAATGGCTGCAGGGACAATGACCTTCGGCGAGCGTTCGGTCGGGCTGACCTTCAATCCGAGCGGCGACGAGACGGTGCGCGAGTTGAAGCAAGCCGCGGCGGCCTTCATCGATCTCTGCCACACTTACGGCGGCTCGACCGATGATCCCGAGATCAAGCGCATGTTCGCTATCGCCATCACCGAGGCGCAGACAGCGCAGATGTGGGCGGTAAAGGGCGCGACGTGGCGTTAAACGCGCACGAAAAAGACGCGCTCAGATTTCAAATTGTGGAATTGGTCGAGGCCGACGAGCCGGAGGCGGTGGTCGCGACGCTGAAGCGCATTGCTGAAAAGATGGCGATGCGGGCGATCCGCCAGGACGATCGGGATGCGGCGCGGCGTTGGGACGCGCTCGCCGAACGGCTCAGCCGGGTGCTGGATCCGATCAGCCGAGTCTGAACATATCGTGCCGCGCCGGGACGCAATTGCACCACTCAAGCGCCTGGGCTTGCTGGCCAAGCATCTGAGGCAAACCTTCGCCGTAGAAGTTTTGCTGCGCCAGGCCTTGATGGTGCTGCGCCTGCTGCGCGTTCATGCTGGCTTGCTGCGATTGCGCCATCGCCATCAATTGCTGCGCCTGAAACTGTGCTTGCAGGCGCAAGCGCATTTCCTCGGTAATCTGGTGAACGCCAAAATCTGGACCCGCAGGCCGCTGCTGCTCCTCGCGCCGTTCGGCCAACGCCCGCCAGCGATCGGCTTCAATCCTCGAAGTCGTAAGGTCGAGAATAGTCTGGTCGAGCTCCCGGTTGATGTCCTCAAACTCGCGCTCGAGCTTATCGAGCTTCGCCTGGAGGCGGGTTGCTTCGACGTCAGGATCTGGCGGCCGAAGCTTGGCGACGACGGCGGAAGTCATAAGCGCGAGGGTGGTTAGAACCGACATGAGATCTCCCAGCTGCGGACACCGACGAAGGGACCACAAAACGACAATCTTGGCAAGCTTTCCACTTGACAGTCCCACACAGTCCTAATAGCTCTGGGTGCAAGGCCCCTGTGTGGTCTTAACCAGAGGATAAGCAGATGCAATTCGATACCCAGACTGCGGCCACGTACGCTGGCCAGAAACTCGACTCGTTGCTGGAGCGCGCCACGCGTGACGCCAACATCTCGATCGAGAACAAGAACATCCCCGACGCCGTCACCTACTTCGCCGAGCTGCGCGACACGGTCAAAAAGCTCGCGTTGCGAATGAGCGCGCTCCAGTCGCTTGTCGACACTATGTCGCAGGAGATGATCCCCGGCCTGTTCGAAAACCAGGGCGTCAAGACGATCAACGTCACCGACGTAGGCCGGGTCAGCATCAACGACCGCTGGTCGGCCTCGATGCTCGACAAGAGCAAGGCCTTCGAATGGTTGAAGAAGACCGGCAACGAAGGCCTGATCATCGAGACGGTCAACGCCCAGACGTTGGGGGCCTTCGCCAAGGACGAGGCGCTCGCCAAGCGACCGTTGCCGAGCGAAATCTTCAAAGTCACGCCAACGCCTTACGTTTCGATCACGAAGGCGTGAGATGAATTACGAAAAGCCCCGCTATCGCTGGAACCAAGCCAAAGGGATGTACATCGTGACCACCGAACTCACCAAGACCGAAAGCGCAGCCGTCCCGGACTGGATGCGCAAAGCCTCGACCGGCGCGTCGATGGGCAACATCGACCAGAGCGATCTCAAGCCGCCGCGGCTTAAGATCCTGGCCGGCCAGTCGCCGGAGATCATGGACCGCACGCCAGGGGCCCAGGTCGGCAACTTCTGGATGACGATCCTGAACATGGATTTCGGCCCCTCGGTCAGCGGGACGCCGATCTTCCTGCGCAAGAGCTACCAGCTCTGGGCGCCGAAAGGCCTCCCTGGCGATGGCGGCCAGAAGGGGCCGCTGGCGACCGCCTCGGACGGCATCCATTGGGATGTGCCGAACCAAGTTTTCGAGGTCCGGTTCCCCGGCAATCCGCGCGTCTACAAGTGGCACGTCAAGTCGACGGTGTTTGAGAACAAGATGCATAAGTTTGGGTCGAGCCAAGACGACAATCCGAACTCCAAACCCGCGGCCACGCTGACCTATGACGTGCTGTGGCTGATCGACCTGCCCAACGGCAAGAAGCAATTGTGCGTGTTCACCAACGCCAGGACGGGCATTGGGCCGACCCAGAACTTCATCTCCACCGCCCGAGCGATGGGGGTCGATCAGTATTTCCAACGCTACAAGATCGTCAGCCAGCGCAAGACCGGGCCAACCGGCGACCCCTACTACACCTACGAATATCAATATCTGGGCAACCTGCAGACGGAAGCTGAGGGGATCGAGGCGAAGGCGCTCTACGACCAGTACGCCAAGAGCGGTTTCGTCACCGATTTCGAGGCCGAGGCCGAGACGATCAACGCCGACAAACCGTCTGCGGGCCGGTACGCGAACACCACCCAGGCGCCAGCGCACGACCAAGACGACATTCCATTTTAGGAACCCCCTGCGTCCCAGGGGTAGAAGAGGTCCACCCACATCAATCGCCCCCCGATTGCTGGGTGGGCCTCTTCGCAAAGGGGGAACGCATGCCACAGCTCAGTCCAGAGAACTACGTCAAGGTTACGGCGATCGTTAACCATGGGGTGATCAAGCTCGCTCTGCTCGACGCCTACCCAGAGCTTTCGCGTAAAGGGCAGGAAGAGATGATGATCGAGATCCTCGGCCTGATGGCGCGCCGCTACGGCTGCGAGATCCGGCGGTTTATTGTCGAGGAGCACGACGATGGAGAATAAATGCGAGGGGTTCACTCGCCCGCAATGCGAACCATGCCCGAACGAGGATACTCGCGTGGTGCGCGTCGCCACGGTTGAGGGTGATGAAGACAAACGCCTCTGCGCGGTTTGCATCGCGCATCTTTTGCCCCAGCTCGGGCAGGGCGGCTGGGTATGAAGTTCGTCAACATCGGCAAAAACAAGCAGCTGATCGAAGTGCCCGAGACGTGGAAGGAGGCCGAGGACATGGCCACCCAGGCGCTCGGGGCCTATTACGACGAGCGCGGTCGCAACGTCCTGCGCCTGTCGATCGCCACCCGCATCGCCTACGGCATGTTTGGCAAGCAGACGATGGCGTCCGATCCGACCACGGCGCTGCTCTACCTGATGCAGCGGATCTGCATGCGCAAAGGGGCCGGGCTTGACTGATCGGCGCACCAAGCTGGAGAAGATCCGCGCCCTGGCTGAGGATCCGCGCGCCAACCCGTATATGCGGGAGATGGCGCGCAAGCTCCTGCCGCCGGAGCCGCGACCGAACAAGCGCAATCCTGGACTCCAGCCCTCGTTCGACTACGAACGCTACACCTTCATGGACCTCAGCAACTGGAGCCGAACCGCCAATGGCAACCGCAGCCATGTCGTCACCCACAAAAACAAGGCTTACAGAATTGTTTTGTTTGAATACAAGAGCACCCAGGATTATGGCTGGCTGCGGATTGGCGTTGGCGATCCTCTGCGGGATTTTTCGGGCCGGTTCTACAGCCTCGGGGAGGCGCACAGAGACGCATGGACCCAATTGATGAAGCTCTAACCTACCCCTTCGCCGTCACTCTGTACGAGGTGTTGGAGATCGTTGTTGAGCACATCGACAAGGCCCAAAACACTTCCGACATGCTAAGGATCGGGGTTCACCTGAGGATGGCCAGCCGGGCCATGCGGTGCGCTCTGGAGATCTACGGCTCGCAATTAGAGGTGCTCAACAAGGAACCGAAATGAACACGTATGAAATCACCTTCAAATGCCCGAATAAGGAGAGCTTCATCGAAATGATCGAGAAGGTCGGGCCGGTCGCCGGCACGATGCAGGTCATCGTCAGCAAGATCGTCAGGGAGACGGGCGACGCCACCCCGTCGCTTAGGCCGCGCCGGGAGCATGGGCCACCCCAACCGAAACGGGTGCGCAGCTCGAAGGTCAACGACACCATCCTGGCGACATTGGGCGAGCAGGGCGAAGCCAGCGCCAAGGATCTGAAGGACGCCCTGGAGCGCGCTAACCTATCGCCGGGCTCGCTCTCGACCGGGCTCGCGGCGCTGCAGAAGAGCGGTCAGATCGAACGCGTTCGTGAGGGCGTTTACGGCATCGTCGGCAACCATCAGCAAGCGGCGGAATAAATGACGGACCCGATCAAGCAATTCGCCAAGACGTTGGACGCGCACATTCGCGCTCATGTCGAAAAGCACGATCTGGTCCTCATCGAAAACGACCTCCTGGTTGCTCACGATCCGCACACAGGCCGCATCGTCATCACCTTCGAAGTGGTCAAGAAGATCCTGAAAGCGGCTGAGTGATGGACGAAGCGACCCGAAAACGCGAACTCGTCAGGGAGATCAATGCTCTCCCCGGCGGGTACGCGCGGCGGTGGGAGGACCGCTGGGCGACCGGGCTGTTGGATCTGGTGATGAAGCTACCCGGTCATCCCATCCTCTGGGGCGAAGGGAAGATTGTCAGCGGCAACCTTTTCTTCCCCACCGAGCGCCAGTGGGTCGAAGGCAACCGGATCATCGCCGCTGGCATGCCCGCGGTTCTGATCGGCTGGAAGGCGCGCAACATGTACGTCAGTCCATGGGTCGAGCAGGCCGACATCCGCACCTGCTTCTACGGCAGCGGGCAATGGGTCGGCGTGCTGTTCGAATATCTGAAGGGAACCTGATGAACCTCGATGACAGCCTTTTCGAAGACATGAGCGCGCTCGCTCAGGGGCTAAAATTCGCATTTCGGCGCGGGAAAAACTGGGAGACGTTGCCGCCAGAAAGCAAAGAGGCGCTGGAGCTGATCGCGTCGAGCCTCGCTCAGATCCTGACCGGCAATCCGAGCGACGCCAGACGCTGGGTCGACATCGCTACGCTAGCCAATCTTCGCAGCAAGGCGCTGGAAGGTTCGCTGGAGAAGAGCGTTGCTCAGACGCGCGTCATCACTCCAAAGAACCTGTTTGATCCCGCCCCGCGCCCGCTCGGTGACGCATGAAGCTCGTCGAGATCCTAGCGCGCTGTGAAACCGCTTACGGAGAGATGGTGGCGATGCGCGCTCAACTCGAAAGCGACACCTCAGATGAAACCGCCTTTGCGCTCGGTCAGGCGCTCGGCGCGGTCTACCGAGCAAAAGGATTGGTCGAGCGCGACCTCAAGCTGCAGAAAGAGCAGGAGGAGGCCGATGCGTAACCTGCGCGCCCTCGACGCCTTTCGCATCCCCGACACGCCCACCGAGCACGCTGACAGCGAAGGCGCCTTCCTGATCCCCTACCCGCTCGCCGGAGAACAGCTGCGCTGCCTCGCCAGCAACCACGCGGGTTGGGATCACCTTTCGGTCAGCCTTCATGTCAGCAAGCGCACGCCAACCTGGGCTGAGATGGAGTATGCCAAGCGCACGTTCTTTCATCCCAACGAAGTGGCGATGCAGCTGCACGTCGCCGAGGACGAGCACATCTCGATCCACCCCTACGTGCTCCATTTGTGGAGGCCGCACGACGTTAAGATCCCGCTACCACCGAGGATGATGGTCTGATGGCTAAAGGCTTCACCTACAAAAGCTACTCGTTCGTCGACAAGGATCCGATCATCGACGAAATCCGCGGCGTCGTGCAGCTGAGCGGGTTCTCCTACAAGAAGATCGAAGAGGCCTCCGGCGTCACCTCGAAGACGCTGCACGACTGGTTCGACGGCGAGACGCGCAAGCCGCAGGCCGCTACGCTCAACGCAGTGGCGCGGGCGCTGGGCTACAAGCTCGGCTTCGTCCCTTACGAGGCGGCCTCTGTCGCTCAACCCACGCCGTCTATGGGCCACGTCGTTCGCATGGCGAAGATCCGGAGGGCGAAATGATCTGGAACATCATAACCATCATCTCGATGTGGGCCTGCGTCCTCAGCGCGCTCGCCTGCGCGATCGCGATCAACGGGGTCATTCGCGTGACGCGGCGATCCAACGTCGAAATGAAACTGGCGCTGGGCGCTCTCAACGACGCCTACAGAGAAAGCTGGGAGATCGTCCACGCTGACCTCGATCTCTTCAATCGCCGGATCACTGAACTGGAGAACCGCCTATGAACTGGTTCCCCATCCTGCTTGGCCTCATCGCCTTCGTTTGCATGTGCCTGCCGTGCCCTCCGGTCCGGGATTGGCTCGACGGCATGGACAAGGAACCGGGCGATGACTGTTAAATTCAAGATCGGGTTCACCATCGACGGCGAGACGCTGTTCGGCCTGATGTCGAAGTTCCTGCCGATCGACGATCTCAGCGTCGAGGAGATGGTCGAGCGTCAACCCCGGATCCCGATCGAGGCGATCGCGCACGCCGTCAAACACATCACCAAGCCCAAGCGAACCGCGAAGCGCGCCTCGCCAGGCCCCAATCTGGAGAAGGGCCTCAACGGGATCATCATGGCCGCCCTGTCTAGCGGGCCTCAAAGCGCGAAAGATCTGCTGCCCAAAGCTGTGGCCGCGGGCTTCTCACCTAACTCGGTCACTTCGCGGCTGGAGGAGCTGCGCAAGTTCGGGACGATCGAGCGCGTCGGCGATGGAACGTGGAGGAAAAAATGAGCACGCTTGACCCGGTCCAGATCGCGGGCCTCGACTTCGCCAGGGGCAAGCCCGGCGTCGGCTGGTTCATGGAGCAAGGGCTCGGCAAGACCCTGACCGCGCTGACTGAGTTCGAAGGCCTGACGATCGCCGAGGAGGCTGATCGGCTGATCGTGATCTGCCCCAACACGTTTAAGGAGGGCTGGGTCGACGAAATCGAGAAGCACGAATTCGACTTCGACGTCCATGTCTTCGAGTCGGCCAAGAAGAAACAGGCGGGGCAATTTATCAACAGCTTGCATGAGCGCCCGCCGGTGTTCATCCTGAACTACGAAGCCATCCGCAGGCCCAACGTGCTGCAGGCGATGGTGCTATGGGCCAAGCGCGGCAAGGCCTATTTGGTGATCGACGAGAGCATCCAGATCAAGAGCAACAAGTCCGAGCAGACCAAATGCGTCCACCGGCTCGCTCCGATCTGCCGCTGGGTGCGCTGCCTGACTGGGCGCCCGCAGACGCAAGGACCACAGGATCTGTGGGGGCAATTGCGCGCGCTCGGCCTGTTCCAAGATCGGAACTTCTACGCCTTCCGCGGCCTGTTCTGCATCATGGGCGGATGGCAGATGCGCGAGGTGGTGCAGGCCAAGAACACCGATCTCCTGGCCTCGATGATGACCCCTGTGGTGTTCCAGGCGAAAAAGAAAGACTGGTTGCGATCGTTGCCGCGCAAGGACTTCACCATTCGCGACTATGCGATGTCGAACGAGCAGGCGCGCCAATACGCCTCAATGGAGCATGAGTTCCTACTCGCCATCGAGGAAGGCTATGTCACAGTCGACGTGGCGATCGCGAAATATGAAAAGTTGGCCCAGATCCAAACTGGCTTCGTTTACGATGAACATGGTGACGCGCATCAGCTTGTGCTCCCCGATGAGAACCCGCGTCTCAACCTTCTGCGCCAGCTTCTGGAAGAGGAAACTGAGGGCAAGGTGTGTATCGTTTATCGCCACCGGCCAGTCCTCGATATGCTGGCCAACGCGCTGGGCGGCGGCGCTTGGATCAAAGGGGGGATGAAAGCGGACGAGGTCGAGGACCAAAAGCGGCGCTTCAACACCGACCCCTTCTGCCGCACCATCTTCCTGCAAGCGGAAGCCTCCAAATACGGCCACACCCTGCTCGGCGGCCCGGGACCGGATGATTTATGCCGGACGATGATCTTCTTTGAAAATAGTTACAGCGCCGACACCAGGGACCAGATAGAAGATCGGATCCACCGGCGCGGCCAGACGGGCGAATATGTGTCGTACATCGACCTCTCGGGTTCGGATCTCGACCGGCGGATTGTCAAAGCCCTGCAACGAAAAGACGCGCTCTATCGTTCAGTGTTCAAGAACCTCAAGGTCGCGGAGCCAGCATGAGCTATCGCGTCCCTAGCACGCGCTGCACCAACTGTGGCAAGGATATGGACGCCGCCGATCCGACCAGCGGTGGTCGAGGACCGAAACCCGGCGATGTCGCGATATGTTTCTACTGTCATCATCTTATGGTCTATGGCGACGAATTGATCTTGCGCGAACTCACTGATCAGGAGATCAAAGAGGTCGCCGGGGAACCAGAGATCATCCTGGCGATGAAAGCGCTCGGTGAATTTAAAGCAAAGGAGAAACGCTAATGGCACAAGGTTCGTGGGCGTACATTCAGTTTTTCGACCAACCGGGCGGCGGGCACCCCGACCATGAGCTTCCTGGGCGCCCTGGACGCCCCGGTCAGCTCCCTGGCTTCCCTGGCGCGCCTGGGCATCCCGGTCATTTGCCATCTCGCCCCGGTCGTCCTGGCCGGCCCGTGGATCCCGATTGGGGCGTCGACGAGGGCGAGGGCGGCGGCGAGGACGCCGGCCAGCTGCCAGTGTGGCCGCTCGATCCCGAGCATCCCGACGTCGGCCTGCCGCCGGTCGCCGGTCAACCGTTGCCGCCCGTCGACCCGCCCCCGGGCACCGTCTGGCCGCCGCTCGACCTCCCCGGCGTTCCCGAGGGCAAGGCTTTGGTTCTAGCTGCGGTGGTCAGCTCGACTGGCCACAAGAAGATGCACTATTTCGTCGTCGACATTCCCGAGGGCGGACAGCCCGATCAGGGACTGCCGGGCGAGGGCGAGGAAGGCCCCGATCAGGAGCTGCCCAGCCCCCAGCCGCCGCGGCCGGGTCAGGGTCTGCCTGGTCAGCGTCCGCCGCAAGGCGGTCGGCCGCCGCAGCCCGGCCAGGGTCTGCCTGGGCAGCGGCCGGGCCAACGACCGCCAACCGCTGGACAATTGCCGACCCGGCCCGGCGCGCCCCAGCGCCCGCAGCCGAAGTAGCAAAAAATATCCGTATCAATGATACGGATATTAGAGATCCAAGGAGCGTCGGCATCCCGCCGACGTTTCCCTTTAGGAGGGTGACATGAATAAGCTTCTTCTATCAGCGGCGCTGCTCGCGGCGCTCGCGAGTCCGGCGCGGGCGACGTTGCAAATCGAGGTGTTCGATAACGGCGCGCTGATCGACAACGTCACCGGGATCACCACCGGCGCGGCCAGCCTCACCGCCAACGACGCCAATTTCGCCAACATCACCATCGCCGCGCAGGGGAGCCCGATCCTGCCCAACGCCGACCTTTCCAGCGTCACCCTCGACGCCAGCGCCGCGGCCGGCTTCACCGGCTCGCACACGTTGACGGTCGATATCCTGCAAAGCGCCATCGACGGGCGCGGGAACACGCTCAGCACGTTTACGGTCAACGGGCTCACCAACGACCCCGGCCCGACCACCGAGTCGACCTTCGCCGATGGCGGATTGCTCGCTTCGCACACCTTCCCGGTGGCGCTGCTCGACGGTTCCGCGGGTCCATTCTCGACGGCGACTGGGCCGTTCACCTCGGACGAGACGCAGTTCGCGATCGACTTCACCGCGCCGCGGCAGTCGTTCGGCGGCTCGATCCAGTTGACCACCGGCGTGCCCGAGCCCTCGACCTGGGCGCTGATGCTGCTAGGCTTTGGTCTGCTTGGCTTTGTGGGCGTTCGTTCACGGGCCAGCCGGATTGCCGTTTAAGCCTACACCCCCTGTGGCCGCGGCAATTCGGGGGAGGACGAGCACCGCTCTCGTCCTCCCTATTTCCCGTGAAACGCTATTGGTTTTGATCAGGTTGCGGGTAGCCTGACGCCGCGTGCGCGATCGTCGCCCTCAAGATCGCGTTGCCGATATCGCCGCCGGTGGTGGTGAGCGGTCGGCCTGTTCCAATCGTGAACCGCGCCGCATTGAGGTTCGCCGCCGGCTTGGGCGCCGCGGCTGAATGCAGTCCATGGAAGAGCATCGCCTCTTCGCCGCTGTGGATCAGCGCATTGGTGTAGGGATCCTGACCCTCGGCGGCGTTCACATAGCCTTCGAGCGCGCCGGTTCCAGCGCCAGCGACCGGCGCTAGGATGTGCCGAGCAGCGAAAGGACTGAAGCTCGGGCTCAAGGATCCATAGAGCTTGGCGAGCGCGTCGCCCTGCGCCGTGCCGGGGGCGTTCGAAGGAAAACTCATGGTCTGCTTGACCGCCGCCTTGGTGAGTTCGCTCGGGTCGGCGCCCAGGCGGTTCAGATCTTGGATCTTCTGATACAGCGCATTGCCCGCCTTCTGCGCCGCGGCGGCCTCGCCGACCTGCGCTGGGGCTCCGGTCGCGCCGACGCTGCCCGGACTCGGCGCGCCGTTGGACAAGGTGGAGTCGAGGGCGTCGGCGAAGCGGTGCGCGACCGGATTGGCGCCGTTGTCTATGTTGTTGCGCAGTTTATAGCTCGCCTCCTGCAGGTTCTTGGCGGTGACCGAGGACTGGCTGGCGACATCGTTGACGATCTTGTCGATCTCGGGCGTGATGCCGACGTCAATACCCTTCCGGCCCAGCGGGTTGTTCTGAAGATTGATGGCGTTCCTGACCGTGCTGATCGGCCCGGCGTACGACGGATTATCGAAGTAGATTGTGTTTAAGGGCGCGTAGGCCTTCTCCTTGTCGGCGACCATGCCGGTCGGCGCGCCGCCGCGGCCCGGTTGACCGACCTCGGCCTCGGTTGGGCCTTTCTGGGTTGGCCCAGCCTCGCCCCTGGAGGCTACGCCGCCGGCCGCGCCGGTAATCCCGCCCATCAGCGCGCCCTGGCCGACGTTGCTGAGATCGTCCCAGCCCTGGTTGTGGCCGTAGGTTCCGGCTGCGCCCGCGGCTGCGCCTTCGAGGCCGCCCGCCGCCGCTCCGGCCCCGACTCGGGTGGCTAGCCCAGCGCCCGCCGAAGTCACTCCAGGCACGGCGCCGACGATCCCGCGCGCCGCTGGCCCGAGAACCGAACCTGGCCCGGCATAGCCGATCGCCTGCGCGCCATAATCCATCAGCCCCATGTTGCGATGCGCCTGGGCGATCGTCTGCTGCGCGCCGGGGCCGAGCATCTTGCCGCCGAAACCGAGCGTGGCGTAATCGCCGATCGACAGCGCCGTGTCGCTCGCCGCCGGGACCACGCCCTCGGTCTTGGCCATGGGGCGGGTGAAGAAGTCCTTGAGGCTATTGCCCGAGGGCTTCCAGTTTGGGTCGAGTTCGGAGGCTGGCGCAACGCCGAGATATTTGGTGAAAAAGTCGCCGGGCGCCTGCGGCTTGGGCGCATCGGTCGACAGCGGCACCGGCTTGACGATCTGGTCCCAGCTCGATCCCGAGGGCGCGGCGGCGGCGGCGCCGCCCTGTTGCGCTTTGATGGCGTCGTCCCAGCTGGCCATGATCAATAACCCGCGTAGCGAACTTGCCCTGCTTCATCGAAGCCCTTGGGCACGACATAGGCCCGCCCCTTGGGCAATTTGAGCAGGTCAGCGGTCGATTGGATCTGCGCCGGGGTCGAGGTCCGCTTCGGCGTGTTGTCTCCGGCCAACGCGCCGCCTGGCTTGTAGATGTCGTCGACCCGCTTGTCGTAGTCGTAATCGGTGAGGTTGGGCGAGTTCAATTGTTGCGCCTTGCCGAAGATCCCGGCGCGGTGATCCTGAAGCGTGTCCTGATAACGTTGGGTCGCCCGGATGAAGGCGTCGTAGCCCTGGCTCAGGGTCATGTTGCTCTTCGACGGCGCGTCGGCGGTCAGCTCCTTGGTCGAGATCCGCGAGCCGGGGAAGTCCTGCACCGCGGAGCCGAACTGGCCGGCCATCACCTGATCGTAGATCCCCTTCAGCTCTTGCGCCTGCGGCGACAGGAGCACCCCTGGCGTATGCTGCTGGGCCGGACCCAGAAATTCATTGAGGTATTGCTTGTTCTTGGGATCGAGCAACTGGTTCACCTGACTCAGTTGCTGGTCGTAGGCCTTGGTGGCGCTGTCAAAATTGTTCTGGGTCGAGGCGATCTCCTTGGCCCGGTCGCCCTCGGTCTGGGTGTGGACCGCCCATTTGTCCGGCGAGTTGAAGTAATCGGGCGGCGTCTGGCCGGGGTTTTGCTGCTGCCAGGCCACCTTGGCCCGGGTCATGTCCTGAATGTTGGGCGGTCCACTGAGGCCCGACGCGGCGGTGATCATGTCGCCCGCCTTGCCCGAGTTGACCCCGGCCAGGACCATTTCCGGCGACATGCCGGTGCGGCTCGACATCTCGCTGATGAATTGCGGCGAGCGCAGCTGCGCCAAGGCGGCTTGCTGGTACTGCATCTGCTGCATCTTCATCATGTTGCCGAGCTGGGCGCCGGCGTCGCGCTCCTGCGGCATATTGCCCATCAGCGCCGCCGCCATGCTGGGCGTCGACAACGAGGCGGCCATGGTGGTGAGGCCGCGATCGATTTCGTTGGCCGAGCGATTGCGGGCTTCGAGCTGCATATAGAGCTGGGTGAGATCCTGGGGGCTCTGCGGGGCCGCGCTGGGAGGCGCAGGAGGCCCGCTGGGCGGGGTTGGCGCATTGGGGCCGCCACCGGCAGGCGAGGCTGGCTTGGGCAAAGGCTGGCCGGCATTGGGCGTCGGGTTGGGCGCGCCGCCGAGCGTCCCAGGCGGCAGCACCGGGCCGCGGATCAGATTGAGCAGCTCCTCGCCGATCATGCCGTCGCTCCCTTGGCCGCCTGCAGCTGGTTCAGGGTGTTGAAGAAGGTCGCATTGTTATAGCCGCCCGCCCCTGTAGAACCGCCCTGCGGGTGGGCGGCCAGGAAGGCGGCCAGGACCGAGGGCTGGGGCGCCCCGGTCTGGGCCGCGCCCGGCTGCATCGCCGCCCCCGGCGTCGTCACCTTGCCGGGGTTGGCGAGCGCCTGCAAATAGGCCTGGCGCGCATTGGCGGCGTTGTCTGGCGCCGCCGCCGCCGGGACCGGATTGACCGCCTGTGCGCCCGGCGTGAAGGCGGGATCCGTCCCGCCGAAGGCGGGACCGGGCCCCGATCCACCGGGGTTCATGCCGTAGAAGAGGCTGTTGACCGGGCTGGGCGTCGCGGCGCCGCTGTTCAGCGTCGTGCCCGGCGCCGCGGGCGCTGGATTAGCGGCGTTGAGCCCGGCCAGGAGCCCTGGATAGCTGGCGATCGGCTGGCCGGTGGCGGCGTTGACCGGCGCGCCGGCATAACCGGCCATCGGGATCTGGCCGGTGAATTCGAGATAGGGGTTCGGGTTGGTCAGCCCCTGGATCCCCATGACATTCATCATGTCCGCGGCGGGATCGTCGTTGCTAGCCATAGAGGCCTCCCGTGGAAGTCAAGGTGGTGCCAGGCGTCGTGGTCGGATCGGCCATCGGCAGCAACTGGCCGCCCGGGCCGTAGGCCAGATGGGTGCCGACCTGCTGCGGGCCTCTCGGCTGCTGCATCGCCCGTTGTTGATAGGCGGCCATCATTTGCTGCGCTTGGTTGGCGATCTGCGCCTGGCGCATCGCGCCGGGGCCGAAGCCCGCCGCCATCTGGCCTTGGAGATCGGCTTGGCCGGGCGGCGCGTTCTGCGCCGATCCGCCCGCGCCCGCGCCGCCGCCGAGCGTCTTCTGCAGGTCTTGGATCGGGCTCGGCCCCTGGCCGGCGTCGCCCGAGCCCGCGGTCAGCGAGGCGATCGCCGCCCCGACGCCGGTCGGCTTGGCCGCAGGAGGCGCGCCCGACGTGGCTGGAGTCGAGCCGCCGAGAAAAGACTTGTAAGCCCCGCTCTTATAGGTCGTCCAAGCATTAAGCCCTTCATTCCTGTAAATTTGGGCGGCCAGCGCCGCTTGCTGATCGAGCGGCAGGCTGGCGACCTTCGCGCCGCCCATCTGCGGATGAGCGGCGTCGTTGATCTGGAAGACTCCCCAATCGCGACTGCCGTTCTTGTTGGGAGGGCTGACCGGATTGGCGCCGAAACGACTTTCCGCACCGCTGACCGCGGTCAAAGTCGGAACGACGCTCGCCGGAACGCCAGCGCGGATAAGCGCCGAAGCGATATCGGATGACGAATAAACGCCGGTCGGCACAGAGTTCGCAGTCGTGCCAGGGGTGTTAGCCACTCATCGCCCCTATGTCTTGGTAACCGCCGGTCACCTGATTGGGGATGGCCTGGCCCGGCCCCATCGAGCCGCCAACGAAGATCTGACTCCCGACCTTGACCGAATTCTGAGCCGCCAGCGGACCGGCCCAAGGCGGCGGGCGGCCGGTCGCCATGCTGCGCGGCGCGTAATAATGGGTCGCGCCGTTGGTCGGGTCGGGGATCTGGCCGCTGTAAACCTGATCGACCAGATTGCCGAGCTGAGTGTAATTGGGGATCTGAGAGGGCGGCGCGGTGACCAGCTTGCTGGCTTCCTTGCCATGCGCGAACCCGGTCACCCCATTCCAACTTGAAAATTCACCGGGCTTCTGGATGACGCCGGCAACGCCTTGACCGTAGCCGCCATCGGCCACCCGGTTGAGGATGGTGTGCGCGACCGCCGCTTGACCCGCAGGCGGTTCGCCGCCCGCTTCGGCGGCCAAGGTCCGAACCATGACGTCGCGATCCTTCGGATCCATCGGGACGCTGTTGATCGTGGTTCCAGGGACGTCAGCCACCGAGCGCCCCTACGATGGGCGCGCCAGGAGCACGAAGTTTGCCGCCAGCGAGGATGCCCCGGGTCGGCGGGGTGGCGTTCGGCGACAGCGCCCCGCCGGGCTGCGGACGCTGGCCGATCATGTCGATCGCCTTCTGCACCCCCGAGGAGGAGCGCGGGGTGGCGAGCGCGCTCAGGACGCCGGGGTGAACCATCATCTTGCCGCCCCCGCCCGGGATCGGCGCGGTCGAGCCAGGGAACTTCTTCTCCACGTCCTCGGCCATCGGGCCGACCACTTTCGGGTAGGACTTTGGATCCCCTTTGTACCTGTAAGCGTGGATCGGGATCCCGTGGCTCATGCCGATCTTCTTGATGTCGGTCTTGAACTTCCGATCGGATTGCCCGCCGAACGCGCCGCTGGCCCCGAACATGCCATTGGCGCCGAACAGGCCGCCGAGCATCTGCAGGCCGCCGAGCGCGGTCGCCGCCGGGTTCGACTGGGTGGTGGTCGAGGTGCTCGCCGACGTGCCCGACGTCCCGGTGTTGTAGGGCGTCATGCCGAGCGCCGACTCCATGATCCCGAGCTGCTGCTGCGGGTACTGGTTGGCCTGCTGGAACTGGGCGATCTGGGTGTTGATGTCGTTCTGCGCTTGCGTCTGCTCCTCGCCGCCCGCCGAGGTCAACATGCCGTAATTGGCGATGTTGTTTTGCATTTGCTGGATGCCCAAATTGCCCAGCCCCTGCGAGGCTTGATTGACCAACCCCTCCTGGCTCAAGCCGGCCTGCTGATTGGCCGCCGCGGCGGCGTTCTGCTGGCCGACGTCGAATTGCGCCCCCTGCTGCGCCTGGGCGTAATTGGCTTGGTTGAGGCTGGCCGCCATCTGGCCTTCGTTCAAGGCCCCTTGC